TAGTTGACGGTAGTGGTCAAATTAATTTCTTTAATTATTCTACAGAATTTACTGTTCCTTGGCCAGCAAGTCAACCAGACTTTGATACACCATTTAAGATTGCTATGGCAGTTAGGCAAGGTGTGGCAAACTCTGTTGTTATTGATGGCGGAAGTGTTAATACACAAACAAATACAAATCCAGGTGCTTATGTGAATTGGAATGAATTATATCTTGGGTGGTCTGATACAGGAAATAACCCAAAACATACAACAGGACATATTAAATACTTCCGTGTATATAATGATTCCATGACAGACACTCAACTTCAACTACTCTCCTCATAAGACAAATGGCAACTAATATTGGAACAGGACCACAGGATATCCCACTCAACCAATTCCTTGGTGAGCAAGCTTTTCTTGACAAACCATCAAAAGTTCCTGCGTTTGTCGTTCAATTAAACAATGACAGTAACCAAGGTGGTCAGACTAATACAATTTCAGACAACAGTAGTCCTGGTACTATTATCATACCACAAGATGTAAAGTATGATAACTATGGTGGATACAACACTTCAACAGGAGAGTACACAGCTCCTATTGGTGGACTATATTATTTTACTTTTACCTCTAACATCAGAACTGGAACTCTTTCAGCTTCTACTACTGTAATTGTTAATCAGTATTATGTTAATACAACAGAATATCTTAGAGCGTATGAAAATTATGGTAACGGTCAAAGTTGGAGACATAAAACTTTTACAGCATTGATTCCTTTAGTTGCTGGAGATAAAGTTACTTTTAGATCTTACAATAATGGTGGCACTCACTATTTTGATAGTGATGGAAAGTATACTCAATTTAGTGGAATTCTAGTATCACATTGATTGGATAAATAGAGCTACTTAATCTTTATAATATGGCAGAAACAAAAAAAGTTGCCGAAGAAAAACCGAAAGGTCTTCTTGGTAAATTAAAAGAAGCTGCAGATGATAAGGAGGAACAGCTTGCTATTCTCTCTACATTTGTGCGTTTGTCTGTGTTGGTTTGGTCCGCAGGAATTTTAACATTAGCGTATGTTAAATTACCAGAGGCATTTAAAATCCCAGAACAAAAGCTCGACCCGACTTTCATAGCCAGTGTTTTCACGGGCACTTTAGCTACATTTGGCGTCCAAGCTGCAGGTAAGAAAAAGAATGGTGAGAATGGTAATGGAAATGATAGTCCTACTATTACTAGAAAGGACATGGAGTTTCTTATCCAGAAAGCATCTGAAACTGCACCTGCACAAACTATCAGGATTGAATCTGGTCCTGTAAAAATTGTACCTGACACTAAGTAAACATCATGCAAAAAATTATTAACGGAATCGCTATCTTCAGTGGCGTAGTATCACTGACAGTAGTAGGCAGTGGAGTATTCATCTATCTACAGAAGGATGCTATCATTGAAGGAGTAAAAGACAATATTAAAGAACAAGTATTAGGTGGAGTAACAAGTGCTTTACCTGGCATTGCTGCTGATGCTATGCCCGACCTACCTGAGGTGACTGGTCCCGCATTACCATTTTAGATCATGATAAAATTTAAATATGTTGTAGCTACTGTTGGAGGTTTACTCGCAGTAGCACACGTTGGACTGTTGGGCTATGTATTCCATAGACCAAAGACACCATCAGTTCCTACGATTAACATACCCCATGGTGATTACTCATCCTATAGCATTAGAGCTGGTAAGGATGGATATGAAATTGAATACAGAGCAAATGATCCTACTATCCTAAGGTCTGAAAGATCTTTAGATCTCTTAAAGGATAAGAAAGGATTGTTTGGTGGTGGTGTAGAAGATCGTGTCGAATGGCGTACCGATGAATATACCATGCAAGGATTCAGGAATATTGGGGGTGCCTCAACGCAGGAAGGTGAGGGAAAGTACAGTGCAAAAGACGTGGAGTGTTTAGTGGCGGACGCTGGAGCAAGAAGTCAAGGTGCAATGGCAGGTAGTGCTATTGTTGCTGGTACTGTAGTTCCTGCTGTTGCTAACATCCCTTATGTTGGATGGTTAGCTGGCGGTTGGGCGTTGCTACTAGGACAGAAAGGAGGTTCTGAAATAGGTTCACAAGTTGGTAGCGTATTTAATGATTGTTAATGGAAATCCCTGATATTCAAATCAAGGGTGGGGATATTGATATTATTCGTATCCCCTTTACACCCTCATATTTGTTAGAAGCACCTCAAGCTATCCCAATTTATCCACCAGTCACCAGTGAAGTTGGTGTGCCTGTAGTGGATATGCCTGGTTGTGTGGAAGCACATGAGGTGGATGAGAATAACATGCTGGAAAGTGATGATCCTAAAGGCGTGAAGATTTATTGTGATGGGCAGCAACCATCCTTTAATCCTATTGATTATAATAAAGATGATCTGGAATTTTCAGGAGAGGCAGAGGTGCCCCCTATAGCACCACCAAAGGACGTTGAGGTAGATCCACCAGAAATACCAAAGGAGGTTCCTACAGCGGAAGTAAAGTGTCCTACAGAGGCACAAGAATTAAAGGAACCAATCGGCACGTTAGTCGATAACGGAACTAAAAAAATTGTTGAGTATAGATTGGTTGGAAAAGAATGTATACCAATCAAAGAAGAAATTACTATTGTTGATCAATTTGTCAAAGGAATACCATCTACAAATCAAGTGACAACTACTGCATCAATTGCAATCGTAGCTACAGCAGCTGCTACTGCAACTCCCTTCCTATTGAAGGCAGTTAAACCAATCGTCAAACAGATCATTAAAAAGATTAAGAAGGCACTAGGAAAAGAACCTCCTAAACTATCTGCCAATGAAATTCAAACTAATAAGTTCCGTGAGAAGAGAGGACTGCCACCACTTAAACAACCTAAGAAGAAGAAGTAATTAGTCTGGTGGGTTACCAATAGTAAAGGTTCCTAAGGATGATGCATCACCAGTTGGTGCGTCATCTTTTTTGGTTTCTTTAGGAGTGATATCAATCTTATGTACATGTGGAACCATAAAGTTCACACCAGCAACCTGTACATCAGCACAGATCTTTGCATACTGTGTGCCAGGTGCAAAACGAATTCCAGCTTTCATCAATTCTCCACAATTTTTTAACCTAGCTATCTCAAAGTCTAATCTTTTATTAGCATTCGCTTGAGTCATTAATGCAATACTTGCTTGTGCTGCTTCCTTACATTGATCTTGTAGTGCTTTATCTAATGGTTTAGACCATGTAGCACTAAAACCTACTGAAAGGTTGGTATTATTCTTTTGTCCTGTACGAGTAGGAACATGGTAGAGGATGGCACCTGGATTATCTGGTGCTCCATCTTCATCTATGTCACGCATGTCATACACTGGTGTGTCATACCATGGATCATATGGATGCTGTTGCGACAACGCACCTGTGACATATGGCGTCACGTTCATGGTAGCACCTTGGCATTGTATACCATTACCATAAGTATTCGTTATGTACGGACCTTGTAAAACCTGAATTGCCTGGTTGGTGACTGAGCCCGAACTATTAGCTACTGGACTTGCGGTTGCACTCACACCCCCCACAGTTTCTGCACTCACAGGGGCAGTTGCAATTACACTTAGAGCAGATAGACATATTGCTTTACCTATTGTTGGAAAATTGATGTTGTGTCTGTGACCGATGTTACCTCGGTTACACGATTTATGATCGTGTGATTTGAGAGCCCAGGTCCGCTGTACGTTTCGCTGAATTGGAAGGCTGCGCCTGGGTTTGTCTGTGTAAAGGTTGGTTTGTTTGTTATACCTGTCCATGATGATGTCACGCCATTAATAGTTACATTGTTTGACCCTGTAGTAGGAGATAAGTCCCCACTAGCTGTTACGCCTGAGCCAGTTGTAGAAAATTGGTAACCTGTGTTATAGTCCATAGAATTTATGGTCTCAGTTACCTTACTAGTCGTCTCCGTGTGGCTCGTCATTGAGCCCTGGGTAAAATTTGGGACCACGGGGACCGCCAAGACATCTGCAGCAGTAGTCAAGACTACCGCCGCACTTGTCACAGTATATGTGATTATCTTTCCAAAACGGATGTTCACGAGGATCCCTCACTAGTCGATGACGGTGATCTCAGATACGAATTGTCCCGTAGCTGTAGTTCCAGCCCCACCAGCTGTTATGCCGATAACATTTGCACTAGTGATAGTTCCAGCCAAGGTATCTTTAGCCCCAGATGCGTATGATGTAACACTACTAAAGTTAGGGTTAGCACCTACAGTCGCCGCACTAGTCGGT